CCAGTTGCTTCTGTAACCGTTTTTCGTGTAACAGAGCGAGGAGAACGACAACCGTAAAAACAAGCTGCAAAACAAATAAGAATAAGTAGGTGTACGATTCCATGTCTCATAATTGATTTTAGTTATTAGTGTCGAAAGTGATAGATTTACGGTTCAGGCAATTTTTCACCCCGCAAAGAAACGGTTTCATGATATCCATTACGCGGGCGTTCTGCCTGATATCCTTTTCCATTTCGTTACATTTCTGCTGGAGTTCCCGGTACTGGCTCTCTACATCGTCGATCCGCTGTTTCAATTCCTTACGGTCATTCTTCATATCCTCAATCAGTTCCTGGTAAACCTCCTGTACTGACTTCATGGCGTCAGCTTCCGCCTGTTTACGGGTATACCGGAGAGTGAATAACCAAGTCAGGCCACCCGTGCAAAGAGCTGTAATAATCGCTGTAATTATCGTTTCCGTCATATTAGTAGAGTTGAAAATGTTACATTATAGTCCGGACGATACATACATGCGTCAAATAACCCGCCACGATCCCGGCCAGGTCTGCCAGAATATCCTTCCAGTCCCATTTATTACAGGGGGACATTTCATCCCCGTATTCCTTACCCAGTGAAGCACCCAGGGCAAAGGGAACACCATAATCACCCAACAGGGCACATATAGCGTAATTAATTCCGAAATGCTTCCATTTGTCCGTTCCTATTTTCATAACTTGAATAATTGGTTACTGCAAAGGTGGGAAGAACGGACACGGACGAAAAGGACATAAAAAAGAGTGCCGGGAACCACCCCGGCACAAACAAACCCTAACCTGGGACTTAAACCCAACGGCTGCCTTTTCAGCCGGTATATTAAAATTAATATTAAGGATTAGACAACTTTTCGATGTCTTTTTTCATCATACGTAATAATTGAATCCTTCTCAACACCTCATTTGTTGGTGTACTTTCATCTCCTTTCTCTATTAGAAAATCGATTAGGTCCTCAATAACTTCGATGTAACAAGCGGAAACCGCTTCCGTCTTAACTTGCCACTGCTTCAATATTTCGGCACTTTCATCTGTGATATGTGCGCCGTTTACTTCTATATCTTTCATAATAATTCTTTCTTTAGACGTTTTTAATCGGTGTAGTCTCTAAGGTAGTGAAATCAATTATTCCGGCCTGCCGGTATATTCCGAGGGCGACTTTTCTAAACCGTTCGTAATTACGTCTGTCAATGGGTGATAACTGCCACCTCTTCATGTCTTTCATCAAATCCGGTATATTATTAGCACTATTATACAAACAGTTGTTTTTACCGTACTCGTGATGAAGTGATACAGACTGAAAATCACCGGAAAAAACAACCAGCCGTAAACGTTCAAGTTCGAGGAAAGCAAATTCTTCGTTTACCTTCTCCACCTTATATGCTCTTAATTCAATGGAAGGCGTACCGTATTCACGTCTAACGAAAAATAGGATATCAGGATTATTTGTATTCATCTGGCACCTCCTTTTAAATCTTCTAATTTAATATGTGAAATGCTTGTTATATTTTCCAGTACCCCGTCACATATACTTTTAACCCTTAATCCGCGGGAACCGTCTTTCTTGGGTAAATTCAGGTGATAATACGGGCAATTCTTCCAGAATGTAATCCGGGAAATCCAGCCACGAACTTTAAAAGTAGCATTGCTTATTTTATAATCAACCTGTATCAGATCACCCGGTTTAAATTTACTTTCCTGTAGAAACATATTCTGTATTTCTTCCTGCTCTTTCTTTATTTCCTCAATCCTTTTATCATTGTTTTGTAATTGGGTAAGTAACACTTGCTGATATTCAGTATATATCATTCGGCACCTCCTTTCTTTTCTATTTGGGGACGCTCTGAAAACCTATATATTCTTTTAACCCGGTAAATAAAAAAATAGGCTACAGGCTTGTCACAGCCGTTATTATGTGTTTTAGTGTCCTGGTCTATATGAATAAACCCGCTACCGGAAGATATCTTCAGCGGCATTGTTTTAGGGTATTTCTCGTTCACTTCCTTCACCTTTGCTTCCAGTTCTGTTTTAAAAGCATCAAAGGAAATTTCATCAGGGCAAAGCGTATTACCAAACTGGCTTGCAAATTCTGCCATTTCAGCACATTTTCGATTCTGTGGCTTATACTCGTTAAGCTCTATAAAATAAGATGTCATTTTCGGCCTCCTTTCCTCGCTTTCTTGGCACGACACACACATATAGCTGCACCAATGACAGCTGGTGGATAGATAAAAGTAAGACAGAAACAAGCGATAGCAGATAAGTAATAAGCCCCAGAAGTTGAACAAACAGTACATTCCTGTTTCGGTTCCTGAAAATAACGATGTTGGATCGTGTTTACGTCCGTGCTACCAGTACGGAACGAAGGCACGTAACTTGTGCCGGATTGAAATTCTTTTTTCATTAGTGAATGGTTTTGACTATTAAAAAAATGAGAAAGGCGGTCACCGTTTCCCCATGTTCGTCAAAACCACTCACTGTTAACCGTCCGAAGAGTCGGGGTAATAGTAATAGGGGAAAGGCAACCGCCTAATATTTCTAAAATAGATAAATATCGAGCATAAAAAAAGCCCGTTGTTTTTTCGAGCCAATAACCGGGACTCGTCGGCTCACATTAACATGTGAGTAGTTTTGACAGTGGCAAATGTCGGCATTAAAATCTGAACAAAAAAAAAAAAACGTTAATAAAAGTTTATCGGAAAAAGAAAATTTATCGACTCTATAATTCGTTACTTCGTAACAAAAACGCCCGCCAGAATTGGCGAGCGTTAATCTATTCTTATGGTTCATATCTCTTTTGAGTTTCACCCTCTTCATCACTTTCCTTTTTCATATTTCGCATAAATAAAGGAACTTTCTTTTCAACCTCTTCATTTTTATTCTCTTTATCTTCCATGGCCGCTTTCTCCATGTCTTCAAAATCTTTCTGTGTTATAATACCTTCGCGTATTTCATCATCAGAAACTATATCTTTACTTAATAACCAATGATATACATTTTGATTCGTGCTCTCATTTGTAACAACATACGCCTGCTCAAATTTCCACCGAAATTTTGCTAAATAATTCATGGCGTCTACCATAGAATTAAATTCAATTTTTTTTCCGGAATCATCTACCATAAACGTTTTGTATTTTCCGAAATAAGATGTTTTTTGTCCGAAGTCTATTTGTATTTTGACTTTAGAACTCAAAACTTTCCCGGTACCTACAATTTCACAAAACGTTTTTCGAGTTTCTTGTGCTGTAGCTGCTACTACTAAAATAGCCAACACGGTAATTAATAATAATTTCTTCATATCAGTAACTTAAAATTAGTGTGTACTTTCGTGTGTACCACCCGTAAGTCCTGACGGTTATATATGCAGTGTAATTTTGACGGTTGCAAAAATACTTAAATACGTACATTTATAAAGAATATTATCCCCAAAAATGAAAGGCAACCGCCCAAAAATACACGGTAATTCACCCAAAAACGGGCAAAAAACGAGTAAAAACGCATAAAAAACACGCTTTTTCGCGTAAAATTTTGGTCTAAATGCAGATAAACGACTGAAAAACAATCAAAAACCGGAGAAAATTTCAAAAACTAAAAAAATGACACCTTCCGAAGAGCGAGCCACTCAGAAGTCGGAAAGCAGTTGCCCTCCCCCTAAAAGGTGAAATATGACCTCTTGGAAGGGGTACTCGTAACCTGGTAACACAAAAAACGCCGGAAAACCGAATTTCCAGCGTTACAAGGCAATTACCTTTTGTGCCTGTTCTCTATCCATTGATCTACAAACGAATCGGCCTGCAGCGTCCGCTTGCCTCGTACTAAAGCTATCCAGCCGGGGCGCATCAGTAAGTATTTGAAAGCGTCGGAGAAATTGGTGGATAACATCGGTAGTTTTTTCGGTGCCAGCTTTTCGGACTTCTTCACTTTGAACACTACTTTAGAGTTACCCCGGTATTTGATTTCTGCCTTTGCCTTTTCTACGGAACTAACCATTTCTTTACAATTCAACGCATCAACCAACAGGATAGGCAGGTTCTTGTTGGTACCGCCCATAAGTTCCTGCATAAAGTCGTATTCCGCATCCTGCCGGATAACTGCCTGTTTACGGCTTTTCAGGTTTACGATCCAGCCGGTACGGTTCCCGCTGCCGTCTTTTTCTATGGCGTCTTTTATCTTACCCGCGTAATCTTCCTTTTGCTTCTCAAAGTTATTACCTGCACGGTCATAATACAAATCAAGTTCTTTATACTCATGGTTCTGGAAGAAAGTAAGGAACTGGTCGGCGATCTCCCGGAACCAGCCCGGCGGTATCTCAAAAAAGTTCTTATGTACCCGGTAATAAGCACCGTCCGGCTGACCGATCACCAAAGAAAGCATATTACCAAAGTCCATACCGCCTTCAATCGCTTTATCATGGTGCAAGTACCGGAGTTCCCGCGAGCTGTAAGCGGCTTCCCCGGACATGGTACCGTTATAATACTTATGTCCTTCACCGAACAACACATAGAAACGTAAATCCCTGCGAAGACCGGGACGCATACCAACCACCGACTTTTTAAATTCGTGAAGCTCCAGCGTACCATTATACAACCGCTTTAAATACTCTATCGTAAGTATCTCAACATTAGCGAATGAAGAAGCGTTAAGAAAGAACGTCTGCCCTTTTCTCAACTTCAACAAAGCACGATCGTAATATTCAATATCCCGCTTCAAACGTTTCAGTTTCAAGGGGGAAGGCCTGTTCTTTCTTTGTTCCCGTAAAAGGGAAATTATCAAGTCATTACGTACACTTGCCGCCTGCACTATCTTAATGATCCGTTCCGGGTCCATTTGCTTGACATACCGGAAAAACCAGTCGTACTCGTTTTCGTCGATATCCGGCATATCGGTAGTAATGGTTATTCCCAGGAACAAATGGGAATGTCCGTAAGTGATCGCATCACCGCGAAGAATAGGCATAGCGCGGTTTACTTTCATTTCCTTATCGTACTTCGCTTCATCATAAAACAGATGTATTACAGACTTTCCGGCAAGCAATGAAGGGTTATCCAGTGATCCCATGAAAATAACACATCCGTTCCAGAAGCTATAAACATGCTTGTAATCATCTACGATAACCGAACATTTACGCCGCCAGGATTCAGGCGGGCGGGTATCTTTTACATAGTGTACCCCTTCGAGCAGGCCCATAAGTTGCCAGCCCTTCTGTACGGCCGGCATTATATTATCTTCCAGATTACTGTAGGTATTGGCAACAAAAGCGAACGCACCGCCGGGCATTTCTTCCACACACCGGGCGGAACGCCTGGCTTGTATAACGGTAGATTTAGCCATACCGCGGCCGTCAATAGATACAAGGATAGTAGTATCGATCCAGTCCGTCAGAACCTGGATTATATGACCGTATTTTATTTCTACATCATCGGCGTTACTCACCTTCGTTATCTTCCCCGAACTCTTTGATATCATACAACATACGTTTTTTCAGATCAAAAGCTTTAATACGCGCATCCTCTTTTATATTATCACGTACAATAACAGGAATTTCCGGTATCGCGTCGATAAACTCTTCCAATTCCTTACGGTCGATTTCAGGAACACCCAAATCCTTACGGCTGGTAGTATAAATAACCGTGCTTTTCTGTGAAAGCAGTTCCTCCGGTATTTCGATCTGTTGGTCCTTATAACATCCGCGAAGTTCCGCCGCCAATTTCAGAAGGTTCTTAGCCTCCTTTACATTACCCATAAGAAAGACGGTATTCGCCCAATTTTCGGCCTTTTCCGCATACAGGTTGGCGAAAGCCTGCGGGCGTACGTTATCCTGTGTATAAAAGAAATTGAGACTGTCGGCGTACACCTGGCGCGCCATCCAGTCCGAAAGACCGTAAGGCTCCGACTTTAAAAGGCGGATAATACCGGCTTTTGTCACCAACTTGCCATTTATACGCATACGGGCACGAAGGCCCCGTACCATTTCCATAAGGCTGTAATATTCCCTTTCATCGGGCGCGAGTGCTTCCAGCGTACCGGTAGAAAGAATCCTTTGAATCTGGTTGATATCCACCTTGTCAAAGTCTATTCGTGAGGGCTTAATTAAATTCGTCGTCATCCATTTGTTCGATTAAACGTTCAAAAGTATGTCTTTTCCGTACGGCTTCTAGCTGTTTTATAGCTTCCACGTTTCCACCTTCCGCCGCTTCATGGAGTTTTATTTCAGGGGCGGCACGTGCTACGAGAATCCCTTCCCGGATCAGGAAGTTAACAGAAGTTCCCACCGTTTCCGCATCCCGGACAAAAAGCCCGGCATTTTCCGGAGAAAGCCCCAGGGAAACGGCTATGTCTTTCGGGGAATACCCTAAAGAAGACAAACGCCGTACATCCTCCTTTTGCTGCGCATCCAGGTAAATACTATCCACCACCGTTAAATCGTTCATACGCATCTTTTATTCGTTTCTGTGCCGTGAAATAATAAATTTCGTCCTGTTCCATTAAAACAAAGTTCCGGCCGCTTTCAATGGATGCCACGGCCGTAGTACCGGAACCGCCGAAAGTGTCCAGGATCAGATCGCCCGGCTTTGTACTGTCTTCAATCAGTTTACGGATCAACGCTACCGGTTTTTGCGTGGGATGAACCTTTTCACCTTCTACCAGTTTAGCACCGGACGCAAAAGAACGGATATTATCTATTATGTTTGTGGCACCAATAGAAACACCCTTTCCACAATGAAACAAAATAAGTTCATGTATAAAGGCGTAATGATTACCCGGCCCCGACTGTTTATTCCAAACGAGCATGTTTGACGCGCCTAAATACAAGTCAAACAACGGATAATAAAAAGCATATCCGCGCCAGTCCGTAAAAAAATACACGCAAGCACCGGGTTTCTTCACC